ATATTATAATGGGGAAAAAAGAGCGGACTTTACCCATAAATGCCCAAAAACAGGTAAAGCCCAAGTTAATCAAAATGTTAAGGGACTTGGGCTATGAGGGACGCACGCATGGTCGTGAAGTGTCACATCTAGTTGCTGTAGTGCTTAAAGTAATAGGCAGTTTTGTGCTTCGAGGAATGATTAAGTTCATGAATGTTGCATTACAGACAGAAAAGATGTGGTGGGTTGTAACTATGGTTTTAACATTAGTACCAAAAATGATTAAACCACTTTATGAGAGACCGTTGTATGCAATTAGATCGATGCAATTTCTACAAGCAAACAACACGAATCCAGACCCAAAGCACTTAAAGATTGCAGATGAACCTAGATTTACCGAATCCAAATTTGACGTAATGAGATATTTAAATGATGTACGACACTTAGAATGTAACAAATTCACAAAAATTTCCATTGTTCAGCGCTTCCAAGTATATTTGGGGAAGGATTATAAAAATCTCCCAACAGCTTATAATGGCGCGGAAGAAAGTAGGAAACAAGCTTTTTATTCACGTTTCCTTGGGAAGCGACCAGGTTTTGACGAAGATACAATGAAGGAATACCATAAATTTCATAAGGATAGGTTTTTACCCGATCTTAAATTGATAATAAAGCGAGCAAAAGCAGATGGTGATTTCAAATATGATATCAAAGCATGGATGGAACATTTACCTAATAAGAAGCGCAAAGAAATGGCTGGAGCATGGGAATCAGTAAATCAAAGATTTAATAAAATCAAGAGAGAATTTGTAGGTATGACTAAAATAGAGAAAGGAGAAAATACAGGCACAATGAATAGCAATGGGGAAAAAGTTGGATATGAAAAATGTGGGGAGGTCAAAGACCCCAGGTTGGTTGTATTTCAACAAAAAGAAACCCGTGCAGTTATGGGACCCTTTTATTATGCACTTGAGAAAGCATGGCAAAAGTATTTAAACGGTTATGGTGAACCAAGTAACTATAGCGGCTTATGTCATCATATACAAGATAAAGTCAACCGTCTAGGTGAAGGAGATCCAATTGTAGTTTGTAAAGACATTAGCAAATTTGATAAGAATGAATATCATGAATTGCTTGAAAATGATGTTGATGTCTATGACTACGCATTTGAACATATGGACTTCCCCGATTATATATCAGAAGAAATGATTAAGAATTACAATCTTATCGACACTGAAATGAAAGATCTAAAAATGGGGGTACATTATATGCTCAACGGAACCGTTCCTTCAGGAAGGAATAATACAACAGAGGGTAACACAAGAAGAAATCTAGAGATGGAGTGCTTCATAATGTACTGTGCAAATATACGGTTCAATTTATTAAAATGGGAAACACCTGAAGTTGATGCTGAAGCTGAGTGTAAAGGTGACGATTCAATAAACGCCATAAAACCAGCTTATATATCTAAGTACGTTGAATGCCTATCCAAGGTCTTTGTTTCTAAAAAAGGACTTGGTTTAGGTCAAGAGATGAAAATCTGCAAAATAGTACCATTGGCACGAATGGAATTCCTGAGTTTAGAATTTTTGGTTCACGATTATGGAATCCGTGCTATTAGACCGCTGAGAAGAGTTTTACAATTCATAGGATGGTCTACCAAATTAACCACACAAAAAATGCATTATAAAGCAAGAAAAATGATGTGGTGTGAAGGCATAAATATGCTGGGATGGTGCAAAGGTTTACCAATCTTTCAAGTCATTGCTGAAAAAATGATCAGTCATGGAATTAGATGCAATCAGTCAGAAATGGAAATTTATATGAATGAGTATAGAATTATTGACAAAGTTACTGACGAACAAGATATGCACGTAGATGACGGTGAATTATATATGGAATATATCAATAGAGTTCATGGAATAAGCCGCGAGATGGTTAAAGATTTCGAGGCAGTTATTAAAAACAGCGATCCGTTTGCTGTAATTGAACATGAGGTATATGATATGGCAATGCGCTCAAGTAATCAAGGATGTTACACATACGATCTTGAAACAGGAACAATCAAGGAGATGGATGATGAGATAGCGTACCCTTGTGATCTAATGGTTGATAATGAATTATACATAATGTGTAATCCCGAAAGTGAAGATTTCTTGTTAAGGAAATCGTTAGATGATGGGATCGAGTTAAGAAACGGGTTATTCATATAAACAACCACTTTAACTATTTTATTCAGTTTACCACAAACTTAATGTGGGGGCTAGGAATGGCATGAACAATCCCACTGAAAGGACAAGTCCAGTAATGGGCG